CCAGAAACCTTAATATTATTACTATTAGTATATGTCTTAAACTTCTCATTAACTCTACAAGTACCACCCAAAGATAATACTAACTCTCTCACATTTTCAGACAATTTTTTTGAAACTGTTGAATAGATGATAGCACTATTTTTACCAACACCTCCATCAGAATCAATTAAGCCTTGTAATAATTTTTCTCTATATTCAACACAATTATGTAAATAAACTTCAGGAATAAACTTAGTACTTGAATCAGTACCATACAAACCCAATTCATCACCTAAAAATACCCCCATAACATATGGGTCTATTTTAACTTCAGTTTTATTAAATTGAACTGGTGATACATTTGGTAACATATAATTTAAACCGTTTTTCAATTTAAAATCTTCAAGCATTTCAGATGTTTTCAATATCTGAAATGTGTGGTCAGGTATACTTAATGTTTTACCATCAATATTTGTTTTTTGATTTCTTTGTTTAAATGAATTTACTGCCCACAAATGTTCTAAATCACAATATGATGTAGTTTGGTCAGAAAATGTAATTTTATATATTTTTCTTTTACCTTGGGAATATACACCCAAAATTTTCTGTGATTTACCATCACTACCAAATACATAATCATTTACCTTTAATGTACCATTTTCAACCCAACCATTTGGTGTCAATACTTTATGACTATTAGGTAAGGCTTTCCCAACCCCTGAAGGTGTTAACACAACTCCAATTTCTCCCTTACCTAAACCACCTCCAGTTAATGCATCAATTACTTCAACACCAGTTGGAATAGTTTTTCTAAATTCTTTTCTTAGTGCTTTATCAATGCCTTCAGTTACTTCTTCACAATCATCTTCTTCTTCACCAATATGTGTAATTTTTTGAAACTTATCTTCGATTGAAAATAGTTCATGTTTATTTCTTATCGCACCACTTTTAACTTTATCAATAATTCCTTCAGCTAATTTTCTATATTCCTGTTGTTTAATAAAACTATTTGTAGCTTTTTGCACAATTTCACCATCATGCAACATTTGCTTGTTAATAATTCTTTCATTCCACAACTCAACACGTTTAAGCACACCAAAGAGTGTTTCCTCTTCAATTAAATTGTTTGGTGTTTTATACTTGTTAATTGCCTGTTGAATACTTTGGTTCTGAAGATTAGGAACTTTATCATATTCCTTAAAATATTCGGTAATTATAATGAATAACCTTTTGAGATTAGGGTCATCAAAATATTCAATAGCTAAATTCGGTATGGTTTTTTCTGCAAATTCTGGTTCAACCAGTAATTGCCACATTAATTTCAATTGAAATTGAGGACCTAAATACGCAGTTAACGTATTTTCATTTAATTCGTTCATTATGGAATGTAGATATAGTTGGGACGAACACTATTTTTAAATAAAAACAATATTCGTCCCAATAAGATTAGTTGTGTCTGAGCCTTCTCAGCATTTCATTTCTATTGATTGGAGAAAGTTCTCTGATTTGATTAATTGAGAGACCTCTGATGTTAATCAAATCATAATCATCCCACATGTTTTTAATGTCGCTCTTTTTTATTTTATTTTCTATTGCATCTGCAATTTCTACTACTGCATCTACAACATCTACTGACCATCTTGCCACAGGATTAAACCCATCGACATAGAAAATTCTTTCTACAATTGGTTTGTCGTTTATATATAAACCAATTTTACATTCGACACCACGAATTGTTTTTTCTTCAATTTTCTGTGTAATCATTTGTGGATTATAGCGCATATCGTCCCGATATTGATTAGGATATGCATTTACCATTTTTCTATGGTACGCATAGAGGTCATAAAATGTTTGTTCAGAATCTACAATAGTTTGGTCGATTCTACCTGTCGGAACAGCAACATCGTAGCTTCTTTTCGACAAAACCTTTTGTAATTTGGTGATACCCTGTGGCAAAATATCCCTGATATCTATCGAATACCTTGTATATGGGTTAAATTGGTCGGCATTGAATATTTTTTCACACAATAATACATCTCCTTGTGATAAGGAAAATCTAAATTGATTGTTATATTCTTTTTCACTCATTTTGATTATTATTAAATTGTTAATACTTTTACAAATATATATAGAATACCTTAAATATGAAAGGATTTTTTATAACTGTTTGTGATTATTTTTAATATATTCTGTAAGTAATTGTTTTTCATTCATTATGATTGTATAAAAAGGTTCAACATATTGGACAAACGTACTACCATATACTGAAAGAAAATCATCTTCATTCATCATTTTTAATAAATTATTACTACCTCTACCATCAGGTGATAATGGTATTTCCAATTGTTTTAGTTCTTCCCTTGCTTGTTCGTTAAGCATCGGCTCTCTAAGATTAACTAATTTAAAATTAGTTTTTAGTCTTTCAACACCTTCTGGACTAATGAGGTTCTGAAGTGCTTTTAATGGTTTCATTTTATTTAGAACCCGTTCTTGATTTATTTCATCAGCACGTCTACAAATATCCCTAACACTCAAATGCTTAAATTTTAATTCTGGAAAATGTTCCAATAATGTTTTTTCTCCCATTCCAGCAATGCCTTTTATATTATCTGCAGTATCTCCACAAATAATTTTCAATATCAATGCATTGCTGTAATGGTGATTGAAATGCATGATATAATTGGTTTTATTAACTGGTTGGTTAATATTTGGAAATATAATTGTTATATTTAAATCTAATAATTGAGCAAAATCACGGTCATTACTAAATAAAACCAATTCTTCTTTGTTGTTGTGTTCGAGGCAATATGCTGCTATTAGGTCATCAGCCTCAATATCATCACATTCGATTTGTCTAATAAAGAGATTTTCAATATAATTCTTAATACTTATACGGTTTTTTAATATCGATTCTTCTTTTTCTTCTTCTCTGCGTATTTCAACAGCACTCATTTCAATTTTCTTATACCATTCTTTGTTTTTCCTATTACTTTTATAAGCAATATCAATCCTGTGTCGCATTACACCGCCATTCTGACCATCCCAGAAAATGATTACTTTGTTAGACATATGTTGTTTAACTAACATGCGCAAAGTGGTCATGAATTGATATAGACACCCAATATTTCCATAATTAGTTGTATAAGTATTTTTTGCCCCATGAAAGGAACGTTTTAATAAATAATTGGCATCAATTAAAAGTGTACGAGTTTTCATTTATATCTCGATGCTCCTAAACCACCACGTTTACTTTTGTATTTTAATGCAATTTCTTTGCATCTATCATATGTCCAATAACCTCTATAATGTCTCATAATAAATATTGGCGAGTAACTTATGTGTTACTCGCCAGTTTAACTTAATTATTCCTGAATATCGAAAGTATTTCTTTCAATTAAATCATCCGCAAACGATGTGTTTCCATCACCATCCATTGCTTTACTTTTAAATTCAATATCGTCTGCAGTTATACTATCATCCTCAAATCGATTACGGAAGTACAAAATATTTTCTTTTTTATATGCATTTTCGTGTTCAGTATCACCATAAATAAATCCATGTGGTGTTGAGATAATCTTACCTTCCAGTGAAATACCACCCCATTCACCATCAATATGATTTTTAGCAATATTAACTTTATTCTCAAAACCATAATTAAGGTCACGTTTCTTACTTGTTGCACTAATTCTTCGAGTTCCGTGAGTAATTATTCCACCAAAATGATAAATAAGTCTTGCACCAAAAAACCATGCCTCACCACCTTTATGTTTAATTACTTTATTCATTGCATCATACCAAACTTTCTGAACAGCAGCAACTGTAATAAAATATTCACTATCGACTTTTCTACTATCAGGTACTGTATTATTTAACATTGACATAAATGATTTCTCGTATCCAGCTGCGTTCCATTGGTTATTGTCCGAGTCGTTCTTTTCCAGTGCATTAACAGTTTTCGTACAGTTTAATGTACCAATAGAATCAATTGCAAACATAATATTATACGGTAGATTTCCAGACTTTTGTTGGTCAATGAAATAATACATACATTTAGCCATATCTTCAATACTTGCTTCCTTCCTATCCTTATCGTTTGGTTTACCAAAATTATCAAGAAGATATTTATTATTAATCAAGATATAATCGCCATTCCAGTCAAATCCCATCAATGTCAAACGTTTATTACCAACATCAATATTATTTTCTGTGTCAATAATAATTGGTAAGTCACCTGCCTTTTGAGCACTAACAATTACACGCATCAATGCTGTCGATTTACCAGTATTACTATAACCACGGAAAAGCGTTACATATCCCTTGGGAAGTCCCGGTAGACCTGTTGCTTCTCTCAAACCTTCATCAATCAGTAACCATTCAAGAGGTTTCGATGGAACGTCTTGTGCACCAACTTTTTTCTTAAATTCATCAAGACTAAAATTTTTTTTAGGTGTTGGTTTTCGTACCGCATTATTGCTCGGCACATCAATTTTCTTTGTCATATATATTTTTTTAATTTAAATTAGTGTAAAAAAGGGGGTGATAAACCCCCTTTTATTTTTTACTTAGTTATGCCTCAGAACGGCAAATCATCGTAGTTGTCACCCAAGTTACCTTCAACATCAGAAGTTTCTTCTTCATCAGTTAATGTTTCTGCGAGTACTTCTGCACCAACATCACTTGCATTATCGGTATATACACCTACTTTTGATTCAGTTATATTACTGATAGTAACACGTGGAGTTTCAAACTCATCCAAATCTGATGCTTGTTCGAAATCCTCATCATCTGTTGCATCAAGATTACGTGTACGAGTATTTGCAGCTTCTTCCAAGTCAGGACGACCCGGGAACACCCAACGCTTGTTGTTCTGGTCAGTATCATCCCAATATGGGTTGCTACCATTCGCAGTTGCTTCAAGAAATTCGTAAGGTGGCATGCCCGGTGCTTGTTTCGGCTTAAACACATCTCTCCAAATAACATCATCATCAAGCCATTGTTTTGCAACAATTGGGTCGGCATGAAGTGGTGATTTACCACGATAAGTAATTGCAGAAATTGTTTTATACACATGACCATTGAATTCGCTGTCGGTCATAATGATACTTAAATCAGTACCATTTTGTGCATCACTAAAATCAGCCTGATGAACCGTCATATATTCTTCCAAGATTGGGAGAAGTTTGTCGAGAGTTCCCTGATTTTTGTAATTGTGTTTAAATCTCCAGAATTTCACACCATCTTTTTCACTACCTTTGTCAATACCACGAACAATGTAAAATTTCTTGGCTTCCCATTTAATGGCTTCCTTGTAAATTTCATCATTTTTGGCTTTGATTTCAAGTTGCTGTGCAGACATGTTTTCCTTCTTGATACTTTTTAACGACTGGTCTTGTCTTGCAAGAAGTTTTTTGTGTTTAGCACAAAGTGGACATGGTGCAGGAATCATAATTTGATTTCCATTCCCATCTAATGCAGGTTTACCATCGACCATTTTAGGAACTTTAGCGTCATTATGCGTAGGGCAGTATATGACAGTACCGTGTTTTTTCTTTCCACCTGCAGCATTGGTTGTGACAACATGGAAGAAAGCTTCTTCAATGTGTTTCCTACCAGCTTTTGGAGGAAGAATCCTAAATAATTCTTTGGTTTTTCGAGGAACGAAATACTTTGCCAGTATGTCCTCACGTGATTTCCTTGTTGTTGATTGATTTTGTTTCTTTTGATAGTCCGAAAACATAGACTTTAATTGTGACAGGTCTTGTCCTGTCTGATTTTGATTTTCCATTTTCAATAGATTTTTACAGTAAAGTTATTTTTCAATTATAAAAAATTGTGCTACAAATATAGCCTTCATTCTACATAAATACAAGAGTTTTTAAAAATAATTATACTCTTTTTCAGTTTTTATACATTAATTAATCCGTCAGAAACCACAGTAAACGATACAACTTGTTTATTTTCATAGTAGTTTCCGTTTCTCATTCTAATTTGTAAATAATAATCCTGTGGTATTAACCAAGAAGTATCGAGATTAAACTCATATCCAGTATTTGTTCTATTTACAATTGTGAATGGAATTACATCCACCTCATATTTCTTACCAATAGTGGTATATAAACGGTATTCAATATCCAAAGGTAAGAAATTGTTTTGATTTGTATATAATTCTTTTATAGTTAGCTTAACTTTTTTAATTCCACCAGCTCTAATATTTTCTTTTTCAGATATTCCCCAAAAATAAAAGAAATAATTATCGAAATTAATTTGGTTTGAATTATCAAAAGTATAATATTTATCTGCGGATATTAAATAAAATTCACCAGTATATTGACTGGTTCTACCGTTAACAGTTAAATTCCATTCATCTGTAAATAAAACAGCATCTGGATATAATTCAGAATCAAGATTTAATATAATTTTATATACACCCTTACTAACATTGATAATTGAATCTCCACTTAATGTGTTGATAAGATTGTCTTCATAATCATATATATTCACATTATTAACCACGACATTTTGTTGCATTCCACCAACATTTACATAAAGATATAATTCATTGTCTTTATCTAAATAGAAATAGTTTCTGTCATCAGTAATTGTGTCATCAATAATTGTTTCAATATAGGGTTCATACCAAGTATTAGTATTCTTTGCGTGAAACGCAACGGCTTGTCTAAATTCAGTTTCAATGTCTTCATAAACATCAGCAAACTTAATTCCTAAACCAAATGATGCACCAGTAAATGCCGAAGTTCCAGTATATCCTGTTTCAAAAAGTCTTTGGTTAACATAATCAGTTATATCAATATCAAGATTTTCACTACCAGTTTCAAATCTTTGTGTGGCGATAATTTCAGTTACACCACTAATATATGCACCAGCTTGTGTCCAGTTCTCAGCAGTTGTTCTTGCAGACCAGTTCGCTGCTTGTGGATATACTTCGGGATATAATGGATATCGAATATCACCATATTCAAAATCATAACCACCACCCTCATCCCAATCTTCATTAACATTAAAAATATCTAATTCAAAACTTGTTGCCCTATCAATTCCCAATGAATATGATTTTTTACCAACATATTGTTGTGCATAACTAATAGTATTAGTCATATGCAATACATGTTTTACTATTCTTTGTGGATTAATAAACCCCTGTGAAATTCTGTTTTGTAAATCACTTAAGTCAATATCAAAAATAAATCGACTCACTGATTTATCGAAAGTACCATATGATATTTCGGTTACAGGATTCTGTGAATTATTCGACAGATTGTTTTGAATCAGCGTATCATTCTTTTTAAAATATGACCTAAAAATTGACATCTTCTTTTTCTATATAAATACCTCAGAAACAAAAAAGACTACACTCGGTAGTCTTTTTATATTGAAATACTTTATATTATTTTATTACCAACCATATGAATTTTGATTTGCACCAGCATTGGTGTTTTCTTTAATCCATTTCATAACCATTTCTGCATAATATGATGAAGTTAATTCATTAAGATACTCATCAATACCGTTTATATTTGTTGCTACAAATCGAGTTCCCTGAACTGGTCGTTTAGTATTCCAGTCTAATGCACTGATTGCAACCTCACCACCCTGAACACCACTTTTATTATCGATATCAACCTTAATTATTCCACCAATAGCATATTCACCAATTTTAAACATTTTGGTTTTATTTCCAGCACTGGCTTCACTAATGTTACCAGCCTCTCCATTAAGCTCATCGGCATGTGCTTGAGCATCATCGATATTATCATATGCTGCTTTAACTTCAGCATCTGTTGGTACATTATTTATATCTTCTACGTATGCAGAAGTACCATCAAAAAACAACTGCATGTTTTTTTCTACCAGTAGCATTGCTTCCACTCGATGGTCTAAAAATATCACCCATTCTTGCAAACAAATCATCTTCTTCATCAAGTTTGATTTCATCACCAACGTTTTTAGGTTCATAACCAAGTAAGCGGTCAGTCATTTCAGCATCGTCATCATCTTCTACACCAGCATCAGCTTCCATTTTATCGAGATGTGTATAATAATCGGGAATCTCCATGAGGTGGTCCATCGCTATTTCAAGCGCAAGCTTTGGGTCATCAGTATGTTCCATTTCAACCTTCAATCCCATTGCAAGTTGTTCTGGGTCAAAATCTTTTGGTTCTTTATCATCGGCTAATCCACCTTGTAATTTATTGTCACCGTCTATTTCACCACTCTCTGGTGCATCGGTTAATTCGGGATTCTCTTCTGGAGAAAGTTCTTCTTCATTAAACACAAAGTCATAAGAATCATCAGAATCTGCTTCAGGTTCATTATCGATAACAGTATCTTTTCTTATATCAGATTTAGCTACTTTCATCGCATTTTTATCGACAGGGATTTCTAAATCAGGAATATCGATATCATCTTCTTCATAACCCTCTGCAAATGTTGTATTATAACTCACAGATGTTTTCCAATTATCAAATTCTTTTCCTTTATTATAATTTTGATTATCTTTATACATGTCACCATGTGCTGCTTTTTGAGCATTCACGTCAGTTGGAATATCGAAATCTGGAATACCTAAATCATCTTCTTCATATTGTTCACCAAGTTTTACAACAGTTTGTGGTTTTTTCTTTTTCTTGGGTATTTGGTTCTTAGGTTTGAATTTCTTACCCATTTGGTCAGGATAGTCACCCTTTTCTTTCTTTTCTTTTGTTTCTTCCTCATTAAGTGATGCTAAATATCTTTCGTATTGCATAACAGCAAGTTCCTTAATTTTAGCACGATAAACTTCTTGTGGAATATCAAAATATTTCATATCGTTTTTCGCCAACTCAGCATCAATCATTTGTTTCGCCTGAGTTATCACCATTTCTTTAATTTCTGGGTCTAACTTATTGAAGTATTTCTGACCAGCATTGCTTACATCAGGTTTAATACCCATTCCTTCATCAACAAATTCAAACTTATTCAGTTCGGGCGATTTAACCCTAACACTTGCGTTTGTAGGTTTTTCATCACCATATGCCTTACTGGTTTGCATTCTTTCTGGAGTACCTCCAAATGGATATGAATCAATTTTTTTGATTGCTTCCTCATATAATTCATCAATTTCTTCTGGTTGTCCAACCTGAACTTGATTATAGTCAACATAATTACCAGCTATTTCAATCATGTCACTTGCATGACTTGCATTGAATTGTTGTAATTCGTTTTCACCCATTTCTACTGATTCGCCACCCATCGCATCGTCAAATGCAAAACTAATTAATTTTGCTTCAGTAACCTCAAATACATTATCTTGTACACTATCAGTAAATTCGATATGAAATGTGAACGATACGGTATTACCTTGGCTATCAGTACCCAATAAATTTACGATGTTTTCATCGCCAGTATCTTGTGGTTCAACCTCAAGTTGATTAATTTTTAGCTCATTAAATGCCATTTCCAACACATTACCAGAACTATAAGATTCGTTTAATTCAATCTTATTAACACCTTTCATCATTTCGAAAAGTCTTTCTTTGCTACCAATTGGGGTATATATTTTCATCTTTTACTATTTTTATTCAAAAATTATTGGGTTTGCTTTACCAAACTTCCTCATTATTATTGCTGCTTCAGCATTTGCCTCATTTTCAATGTCCGAACCATCTTCACCAGCACCGTCATATATTTTACCTTCCTTTTCTTGTCTACGGTGAACTAATTCATGTGCAAGTGTTCTCAAGATATCTGCAAGATTGCGATTTGCTGCAACCACTCTAATTATTCCAGTTGCTGGAACATGTTTTCCAAACGAAGTCATTTCCTGTGCTTCTTCTGGGTCATATGATATTTCTATCTTATCGTCATTAACGTCAAGATATTCACACACATAATTAACAAAATCAGTAATTAACTCTTTTTTCTTTTCTGGTGGAAGCAATTGTTCGTTAAGACCACTAACTTTACCAACCATTTCAAAAAGTCTTTCTTTTGAACCATATGGGTGAAATATTCTCATATTAAGATAATACTACGCTTATATCATATTTATCTAATGGGTCTTGAACACTACCAGCACCTGCTGCGGTTAAATTCCCATTAATTGTTTGTGGTCTACCATTATCACCAGTAAACCTAATCTCAAAATACCAGATTTTACCTTGTGGTGGCATTCCACCATAATATTCTGGATTACGATTGAAATCCCAATCAAGACCTAATTCACCAAACCTATCCCAAATCTTTTTTACGTTTTCCCATGAATTGTCTCTAAAAGTTCCCATTATTAAAGAATCAATTGATTTATAAATTAAATTTATTGCACTTCGTTTATTTCGACCATCTATTTGAGACGAAGCCTCTAAACCTTCCTTAACAAGTTTTGTTCTTTTTTTATTTGATTCATTTAACTCGTTAAAACTGTTCTGCACATCAATTTTAGATTTCTGTGGTAAATCATCAAAATCTGCAACATATGTACCATCAGGTAATTCTTTTATTCCTTTTTCCTGTTGTTGTTCACGTTTTTCATCGAACCAATTACCCTTCCAAAAATCATTTAAATTAAAATAATATGGATAGCTTACATTTGTTTTACTCATGAGTTTTTCAGCATTGCTTGGTTCACGAACTTCTTCAACATCAGCAGTTAAAACATCTATTTTACCATTTAAACCACGCAAAGTACTATCCAGATTTTCCAATTTATCACGAATACTTTTCATTGCTTCAATATTATGTTTAATGATTTCGTTTTGAATGTCATCAACCTCTGGTTCAGCAGGTTGATTCATATCAGCACCCATTGGATTAGCTGCGTTAGGGTCTTCTGCTGGTGCAGGAACATCAGCTGGTGTTTCTGCAGGAATCGGTTGGTCGTTTGAAGGTTCAGTTGGGGGCATACCACCACCAGCTATTTCAGCATCCTCCTGTTCACCAGCTTCATTGGTCATAGGGATGTTATCGAATTCCTCGCCATCTTCAACCAATGGACGATATTTAGGAGATTCACTTAGCCTATAACCAGCACGATGCCTGAACTTTCTTAAATATTCTTCAGAAAGCACGGTTTGTTTTTCATTTGCCATTGTCAATGAATATTAATATTGTTCTCTTAGTAATTGTTTTCCCTCTTTAGTAACTAAAATACGGTCAATTCTTTCAATTAAACCTTCTCTTTCATCAAGAACGACTTTCTTTCTGTAGGTATTGTCGATTTCCTCAACTTGAGGTTCGTCAATAAAATTACTGAGTGCTTTTTCTACGTTATTTTCCATAGTACTTATAATTTATTTATTATAAATACTATTAAACATTCATTTTGACAATATCACAACGAGATATCTTTTAAGGTGAGTAAATTTGGGCAATATTTTATAATATTTTTCATATATTGTACCGTCATCATCACGAATACAATCAAAAGATTCTGAGTTACCGTTAAATGTTAATGCCTCCAATCTTGACAGTAAATCATCAATATTAAATTTGAAAAATCGATACATATCGAGATTCAATCCATATATTTTTTTATCAGATAATAGGTATAACATACTATTTTTCAACATATAATACCTATCAATTTTTTTCGGTAGTGCATCCATTACGTTTTGTACATCAACCAACTGAAAAAATACTGGGTCTAAATTAATGTATGAATATTTTGGAGAGAAATAAAATTCTGGAACATTGTTTATAAAAAATTCGACTCCTTTTACGTGAGAAGCTTTGCTTTCTTCAAAACTACATTCCCAATATAATTCGTTTCCAATAATCTTCTTATGAAGAATATTAGCATTTTGAATAATTTCATTGTTCGGATTACAGGCTTTCATAAACGACCAACCCACATATAATGTTGGTAATGATTTATCTAATTTATCATATTCAATGGCTTCGTTATAATAATTAACGTAGTCGAGTTTCTTATGATTCACCAGTTCCTTTTCGTAAACAATGTTGGCGATTTTCATATTAATATTATCTGTGTTTATAATAATACATTTGATTATCCCTAAATACATCAATTAGCCTATAACCAATACTTTCCATATAAATATCAACATTATTGAAACTCGTTTCTTCGTGAATGTCGCACTCAACCATAATATCAGGAAAATCCCGACTAATTAAATTAGCAGCACCTTTCAATACTTTTAATTCGTGACCTTCAACATCTAACTTAATGAAATCCACTTTAGGTAAATCAAAGCTATCAATTGTTTTTGTTATAGCAAAGCCATCTCCTTCAACCACCATAGTACCACCAACATTGTGTTGATATTCAAGAAAATTATAGCGGTGTTCACCATCAGATAATGCGACATTATGAATTTCTAATTTATCATCTCCAAGACTATTTAACACCTTATTTTGAAATAAAAGTGAAAAATTTTTAGGACTCGCCTCAAACGATATTGTTTTATCAAAAACGAATTTACTGAAGAAAATCGAATGATTGCCAATGTTTGCACCAATATCCAATGCAGTACCACCACTATATTTACTTTGAATAAATTCTAAGATATTCTGTTCATAAAATGTTGGCGTTGAAAAGAATTGTCCAAATAATATCATGTTTGTCATAATATCGTAAGGAAACGCATATATGACTGTCATTTCATTACGATACGGAATGTCAATTCGAACAACATTCAATGCATTAGGTTTTGCTTCAGGCTTAACTTCTGATATAGCTTCTGAATTTTTTTTAGTAGATTTTTTCATTTATTTAGGAACATTTTAGTGATAAATTAACATTTGCCAATAAATAATCTCTTATTACACCAATATTATTATCTGATTTAAATTCATCTAATAAAATAAATGAATTCTTATATTTTCCAACACGTGTGGTTTGAATTTCAGGATTTCCAATTTCTCTTACATCATCCAATAATTTAATCAATTCCCACATAACTGGTGACACAATAAACGAGTTTCTTGGATTTTCATTATATTTTTCTTCCAGAAATTCCCCAACAACATTCAATTCGTTTTTATATTTTTCTTTCATTAGATTTTATTTGTGTCAACAACAACAACACCTTTTTGACTAACAACCCATGCAGCACATCGATTTGCAAAAGCTATTGCACTGCGAATATCGTTACTTTTTATGAATTCTGCAACTAAAGCAGCAATAAAAGTATCACCAGCACCACTTAAATCACGAATAGCATGCTCGGTTTCAATTGGAAATCTCTCAAATCTAAGTCTTGCACCCTTATTACCTGAAGTAATAATAAGATTGTTCTTATATCCAGTAGTTAAATAATCATGACTTCTATCGGCTTCCTTTTCGTTTATTTTAATATACTTAATATCATCACACCAACCACCAAGCTCTTTTTTACTATCCATAAAAATCGATGGATGATTATCACTAATATGCATGATGTCATGAATATTAAGATAACCCTTGTCATAATCACTGATTATAATTGCTTCATAACTATCGTAATCAATATTATTTAATATGTCATCGTCAATAGCTTCAACACTATCGTTGATATCAACTCTCAGCAACATTTGATTACTGACTTCATCAACATATCTGGTTTTAGTTGGTTTGATATCATTAGTGATAATATCACATTCAATACCCAATGCTTTGAGATTATTGTAAACATTTAATGCCATTCCATAATTTCTCTTACCACTAATTGTCTTGAATACAGGTACTGGTGCTTCAGGACATAATCTATCACAATTACCGTATCTGAATTCATCAATACAGCTAT